TTGTGCCTCTTACTTTACTCAGAGGACTTTGTTTGTTGTTTATAATCTTTTTATTTTTCTAATCTTCAGACCACGACCACTGTCGGGATTTAAAGACTTAACCTGCACTCCTCCCTTGGTGCTAACTTCGGGTGCTCTACGTTCAGACATATTAATATTTTTCATCTTCTTCGTAACATCCTCAGTTCCTGCAGCTAAGCCTTGTTCATAAAAGAACTTGGCATACCTTTCGGGATTTGATGCTATAGCTAAAGCTTTATGAAAACCTGTAGCGTCGCTAATCAAACCATTCTCATCAACAAACTTCTTCATAAAGTTATTTGTATCTAAGTTTCGTTTTTTTAGCTCTTCTACATTTGTGGGTGTATAAGTTAAAACTTGGTCTTCTCCTATTTTGAAATCAAAACCTTTGAAATCTGAGAATACCTCGTCTGTCTTTTCCACGAACCAATTACGTCTCCGCTTTTGTTCTTCTTCAAAGCTCTTCGCTTCTTGTAAATATTGGTTATATGCCTCGCGTTCTTCTTTTTCACTTTCAGAGAGGTCAGCCGTACTTGACTCAAGGGGCTGCTTATACATCTCTTTCTGCTCATTGAAAAACTTCTTGGCTCTTCCAATCGCTTTTTTCTTTGCTAACTTTATTTTCTTAATATCCGTTTCGTCGTCAACATCTTCGTCATACTTGTAGTCATCCAACAAAACATCTACATCATCAGAATCTAAACCTTCCTCCGTAGAGAGAAGGTAGTTCTTTAGCAAAGTGTTTTCGTTCATAGAATCGAAGTCTTGGTTTAATTTAACATAGTCTTCAATTCCACGTCCTGTTTTTTTCTTGTACTCAAAATAAGCAGCAATATCTTCGGGTAGCTCTTCGTTTGATTCTTTCTCCTCAAACAACTGACCCACAGAATCTATCTGCTTATCGTACCTATTCTTAATATATAAAAGAACGTCTTCCTCTTTTAGCTCTGAGGATTGAGTTTGTGTTTCGCCTTGCGGCTGTATTGTTTCTTGCTCTTGCGGGGCGGAGGCACTCTCAGTGCTTGTTTCCACTCTTTCCAAGTTAGTTTCATTTCCTTCATTAGCCGCCTCTGCTTTTGCTAATAATTCTTCTTCTACTTCCGCACGAGACTTTTGCTCTGTACCGGAAACTTCTTTTACTTTAAATTCCATTTGATTATATTTTTACAAAGTTAATAATAAATTTTATTACATTTTATTTAACTATCTCGGCTCAAACTCTGCAAAGTCAAATCCATCAAGACTATCCTCGTTAGACTCAAACGTTTGCGGTGGAAGGTTATTCTTTCTTTGGTCTATAAGTTTAGACTGCTGAGTGTTCTGCTGACTTATTCGTTCTGACTTAGCACCTTCTCTTTGATTCTCTCTGCTCTGAAGTGCATTCTCACTAATATCTCTAAGCTGCATATTAAAGTCAAACTCTGCCTGCATAAGCTGCATCTTAAGCTGTGCTTCATTTTTAAGCTTCTCAATCTCAAAGGCTACCTCAGCCTGTTTAAGCTGCATTTTTCCTTGTATCTCTACCTGCTGCTTTTCCATTGCTGTCTGAGCCGCCATCTGCTGAGACTGCATATTAAGCTGTGCTTGATTTTGCTGTAGCTCTTTTTGCTTCTTTAATTCTTTCTCTTCTTTCTGAACCCTTTTTACTTTAAGCAACTGATTTGCAAGCTTTATATTCTTAAGCTCCCTAATATCAATAGCATCCTCAAGATTTATATCTTGCTTCTGAAGTGCCATCTGTATGTTCTGCTCAAGCTGTGCCTGCTGCTCTTCGTCCGGACTTACTTCTATAAACACTCCAAAGTCATATATGTATAAGTCTGATATATCACCAAGTATACTTACGTTATACTTACCTATCTTATTCACAAAATCATCCTTGAAGTCTGAATACTCTAAGATGTCTGCTACTCTGTATGTAAGAGCCTCTGATAAACTTCTGAATATGTAAAGACTACCATCAAGTATATGCCGAGTTGCAGTGTTAGAGTTTAACGCCGCAAGCTTCTGTAGACCAACTAAAGAATTAGGGTCCGGTGTAGATGCGTCACGAGCTTCATTTAAACCTGTGACCGTCCTAATCATATTGAGATAATGATTGTAGTTTGTTAAAAGCATTTGAGTCTTACTCGCTCCCGATGAAGACTGAAGTTCTTTAATAGGAACTTTACCTTGATTAAAATCACCGTCTTGAGTATAGCTTCTACCAATAACACTACCCGTTTGAAAGTACATACGTAAAGCATCTTCGGGGTTATATGCCTGACCCGTTCCTAAGTCCACTTCATTTAATCCATCTGCATCTATATACACACCGTCGGGCACAACCCTTGATATTACCTGCTGAAGCTTTAGGTGTGTCATCTGAATTAAATCTGCAAAAGGAATCATTCTTCTAACTAATGATTCAATAACACCCTTGTACATTCTTGGAGCAACTGCTACATAGTTTGGTAGCGCGTGTTGACTCGCTGACTTTGGGCGTACCATATTCTGAGCTAACTCCCATTTCAGTAAGATGTTAGTACCCATAACCATAACTCCATCATACCAAACGTCAATGGTTTTTTCAAACCTTTCAAATCTACCTTCCTCCATCATCTCCTGTGGCGGATTGAAAGTATCATCCTTTTCTACAACTTTAGAGCCACCTGTTTCAAGAATTTTTTTCTTGTAGACCATCTTCTTTGTGGTCTTATAGTTAAAGTACATAACAGTAACTGTGTCTCTATAAAAAATATCGTTCTCATAATACTGAGCAACATTGTAATAGTTGTACCAACTCTGACTGTACTTACTTATCTCTTCTAAATCTTCTCTTGTTAAAGATGGGTCTATCTTTAATAGCTCTACAACAGGAAGAGTTTTAATCTCTCCCCAATAAAAGCAATCTTTAAAGTATGGGTCTTCAGTATAGCTGTATACTACATTCGCAGGGTCAACATATTCTACCTCAACACCGGAGCCCTTTAAGAAGTTGTGCTTCGCTATACTAATACCTAATGTAGCTAAGTCATAGTCGCACCTTTTTCGTGTGTCTTGATAATGGTTTTCTTCAAGTATAGTATTTATAGCTTCCTCTTCAGCTATTTCAATCGCAGGCTTGTAGTTAAGCTGCATATACAGAGACATTTCTTCGTCTGTATTAGGAAGTTCTTCGGGGTCTATTATAAACGGATTCGCTCCTGTTTTATCTTTAATAATGTTAAGAGTCTCTTTTGCGACCATCTGCCCCTCAACCATATCTTGATACTTACTTCTCTTTGATTGAGAAAGTGCATCTTGAGCATAGGCTTTAACTTTGAATAATCTATCAGACATTCCGTTAACAACAATGTCAACAAACTTTGGTATAACAGGAACAGGTGTCCAATCTAAATTTAGATAAGATAAGTCACCATCAATAGCAAGTTCATTTTTGTATTTTGCAACAGACTGTTCGCCTCGTGCGTATAATCTTAATTTATTAAAGTCTCTCCATTGACTGTAGAATCTGCATTGTTGCCCGTCTTTTTTAAACCATTCATATTGAATAGCTTGTCCAATCTGTAATCCAAATTCGTCGGTAGCTTTCTCAGCATCCGATACAAACTGACTTGGGAAACCTGCAGATGAAATGTTTATTTTTACGTCTTTCATCTGATTATCTCACTTAATGTTCCTGTGTTACTATACCTTGCAAAGTTAACTTTTATTTTTGACTCTTTTTTCTGTGGAGTGTATAGATGTTTCTGACACGCCATTATTGCAAGACCCGAACTAATAGAGGCATCATACTTGGTCCTATTGTTTATATCGAACTTAGCCCAATCCTCAAGCGTTCTGACAAAAGGCATAGTCCCCATTGAGTCGTCATCTCTAAAGGTCCCTTCAATATCCATACCCACGTACTTCTCTATGTAAGACTCAATAGCTGATGCGTGCGCCTGCTTTACAGCCTCACTTGTGTTAGGTATACCGCCGAGCTCTCTTTCTGTCTTAGACAGCTTAGTATAGGTCTTGTCGGGTCTATTCATACAGAATCCTCTATACCCTCTGTTTTTAAAATGGTATAACAATCTTGGCTTGTTGTTCTCTATGAGTATAGGCATCCCATAAAATACACACGCCATTAGAACCTCTTCATAAAATATCTCTGCAGTCTGAGGTCGCGCTACATATTCAAGAAAAAATTCATTGGTAGGGGAATCCTCCATACTAAATTTGGTTAGCCCGTGAAGAGCACCATTAGAACCGCCTCCGCCTACTACTCCGGATATATCATAAGAGTCACAACCGAATGCGCCCATATGCTCATTTCCCGGATACTTGACTCCGTTCTTAACCTCGACTCTATTATTAAGCCCCTTTCGTGGTGTCCAAGAAACCTTGAACCTGCCTCTCGTATCGGGACTAAATATTACCTCACTATCCTTTATGCCATCTTTCCAATGAAAAGAACCTCGTGTTATATGATGTTCCTTTATCATTGAGTCGTTATAATCTATCTGTTGATATATCTTTGTTAGGTTAAACAAAGACTCTTTACTCTCGTCTCTAAATGCGTGAGACTCGGTACGNGGAAACTGACGATAGAACTCGTTGAGCGCATCGGCATCATTCTTTAAAGAATCAACCTCAGCTTCCCAATAATCAATTGCTCCGTTTGTAATCATTTCTCCGTCTACCCCTAACACCGAAACAGCAGGCTTTCTAAATACAGGCATACCGTATCTATCAATAAACCCTTCCATATTCCATTCCATAGGTATGAACAATGAATACATTCCACTCTTTGTCTGTCCATTGGCGTTTCGCGTCGTAAGCATTGAGTCTTCGTAAAGCTTTTTAAAGTTGCCACCACCTTTAGCTAAAGCATTTGAAGTGGAGCCCATCATACACTTACCTATAATCTTACTACCTAAACGCAAACAGGTTTTTGTTACACGCCAATTATTAAGTATGTTGTTTGGCTTAATCCATTTACCGCTCTCATCGTGTATCAACAACAGCAGCTTCTCACCATCATAACTGTTGTCATCTGTATTCTTCCAATCTATTGTTGTATCAAGACCCTGCATCTCATCATCAGAGACATCGTACATATTCTTCTTTGTAATCTTAGAGGCAGGAATCCTAAACGCTAATTCTGTTTTAGGCTTATCCATACCATCTTGAATAGGCTTAAAGAAGAATGGGTAGTTATTTACGACAGGAACAACCTTGTCTGTAAACATCTTTTTAGCATCCGCTCCTGTTTTAGATAGTATACCTATCCTTGAGTCCTTGGATATGGTTCCTATGTTTGCACACTCCTCTGAACCCATATAAGAAAACCCGGAACGACGTATCTTAAGATAATCCATTCCAAAGCTTCGGTTATCCGCTTTACAGGCTTCCCAAAATATATATAGTATTCTATTCGCTTCTCTGTAGTCCGGATACCCGACATCAATCTTGGTCCACTGCAAGTACATATAGTGTCCGCCGGTTATGTATGTCTTCTTGCCATTGTTTGTAAACCAAAACCCCTCTTCTCTTATATTAAACTCTTCTTCTATATAATCAACCCATCTGTTTTTAAACGTAGCGTGCTGTTCGTTCCACTGAAATATAGATTGAATCCTGTTTAATTCTTTTGGTATCTGTAACCTTTCCCAATATTGCTCTGATTTTTTTGAGTGTCGCTGACGACACTCTTTAGGTGCTTTGGGCAAAGCAATAGGCAAGCCTTGTATGCTTACTACTTCCCCTATTTGACCTGTCTTTGATATTACAACTACATCGTACTTTGGGTCATAACCATACTTCCAACTTCCACTCTTGTTTTTGTTGGTCACTACAGTCTTTGGGATATAATCCTCTAAGACTCTGTATAGCTTATCCTGCGCGTCTTTCTGCAAACCCTTGTTTTGAATCCGTATTAGTCTTTCCACTCTTACTAAGCTCTAACGCTTCTTTCTCCGTTTCTATTCTGTTTAGAATTTCAAAAGCATCAAAGATAGCAAGCTTCTTTGTAGCCGCTGCGTTCTTTAATCTGTCCGCTGCAAGTTCGTCTTCGGGGTCGTGTCTGATGATTTCTTCTTTAGCAACCTTTATGAGCTGTTGAACAGCTATACTCCCTGCCTTAATAATGTTTTCTTTTAGTTCTGTAGATGTCATACGAGCATTGTTATTTGATGGTCATACATTCTGTATAGCTTTTCACCTTCTACAGTAAACTCATATTCACTATCGGGCTTGAAGCTAATCTTGTCTCCTACATTTACTCCCTTACTTAAAAGGTATTCATTGGGGTATTTCATTTCTCCCACCAATGGTTCCTCGCTAAATGGTTTAAAAATATAAGACTCTTCTGCCGGTACGGGTTTAACAAAACAATACTTATCGTATGAATTCCAACCCGTTTCATTCTTGTACAAATAAAATTGGTCGGGGTCCACAAGAAACATATTGTCCTTTAAAAAACTCTTTCCACTCTGCCTTCTACCTTTCATATCATTGTAGAACTTAAATACATTGTGGTGAACCAAAAGCGTATCTCCTTTTTTTATTTCTCCATTGTAGTAGAGCGGTGTTGCTAATACTTCAGCATACCTATTGGAAAATTTATGGTCCTCCTCTGATGTGCTTATTATTAAATCAACACCCCCTATATCCTTAGTGTTGTCGTAACGCTTTCCTTTTAATGGTGTGACTATAAATTGAGTTGGTGATTTCAAAAGTTTATATTGTATTCTATTGTTATAGGAAGATTAGAATTAAATTCCTTCCAAAGAACAACCATATCTCCTGTGGCTTCTTCTATGTAAAGCTTGTATGAAGAATCTTTTGAATTGAACTTTATTAGGTGTATAACATAGGTTCCATTTAAAACCTCCTGCCCCACTATGTAGTGCATTGAAGCTTTAAAATCTGTACCTATTGATATCTTTCTAATATCCATTTTAATTTAATTTATGTTGTTATGTCCCCATAAGCATACCAAGTATCAGTTGCAGTCTTTACAACGTGAGCCACGGAGTATTGAGCAGTAGTTTTTGTTTTACCACCCTCAGAATTAAGAGTAACTCCTGCCGTTGGAGCAATAGTTACTTGCCCTGCACCCTCTTGG